CCATCACGCAGTCGGACAACCCGCTGGCGAGGTGGCGGCGCAACCTCACGCCGCAGTCGCGCGTTCAGACGAGGCTGTTCTTCGCGGACATCGAAGACGCGGTCCAGGAGGCGGACAACGGCAACCTCGGACCCGCCGCTCGCCTTTGCTCGGCCCTCCGCTCAGACGGCAACATCACGGGCCAGCTGTCGACCCGCTACGACGGCCTCCTTCAGCTCCCAAGGTTCATCGAGGGGTCGGAGGAGAAGCTGACGGCCGGACTCCGCGAGGACTTCGACCGCGTGTTCCCGTCGTCCGAGCTGTCGCTCATCGCGGCGGACGGCGGACTTCGCGGCGTTATGTTCGGCGAGTACATCCAGGAGGGCTCTCGCCCCGTCCTCCGCCATCGCAACCCGGTGTTCCTCCAATACCGGCGCTCCGAAGGCCGTTGGTTCATCCAGACGCAGTCCGACGGGCTCGTCCCGATCCCGCCCGGCGACGGCCACTGGGTTCTGCACTTGCCGGGAGGCGTTGAGCATCCATGGCGCGCCAAGACGATGTGGCGCGCGCTCTCGCGTGCGTTCATCTCGAAGGAGCACGCGTTCTTCTTCCGCGACGCCTGGAACCAGTCGATGGCGCACCCTGCCAAGGTCGCCAAGACCAAGCAAGCCGCGACCGACGATCAGCGCCACGAGTTCCTCGCACAGATCAACGAGTGGGCTCAGAACGCCGGCTTCGTGCTCCCGCCCGAATGGGAGCTCACGCTCCTGCAGGCGAACATCCAGGGCTACCAGACCTTCGCGCAGAGCATCGACGCGGCCGACAAGGAGATCGTCCTCACTATCAACGGTCAGACGCCGACGACCGAAGGTGGCCCTGGATTCCAGAACACGGCGGTGCACGCCAAGATTCGGTCGGACCTCATCCAGTCGGACGCCAACGGGATGTCCGCGATGCTCAACGAGCAGTGCATCCCGGTCTGGGCCAACGAGCGATACGGCTGGGGCTCTGTACCTTCGAGCCCGAGGGTTCGTTGGGACACGACCCCGCCGAAGGATCGGAAGGCCGAGGCTGACGCGGCCAACACGGCGGCCCAGGCGATCAAGGGTTGGAACGAGGCGCTCGCCGCGACGGGGACGGGAAAGGTCGTCGACGCCGTGCTCCTCGCGCAGACGTATGGGATTCCGCTCCGCGACGGGGTGTTTAGCCCGCCAGCGAATAATTAGGACCCTTATGCCATTCGCGGGGTATGCCCCGTAAGCTGCGAAAGCTCGCACTGACAATTCCCCAGGAAGGGGAATTGGTCGAGCGCGCTTCGCCAGGGGAAGCGCCGTCTGCATTCCGCATCTTGGCGGCCGGTCCGAACGTCTGCGACGACGAGACGGTCTACTTCACCGAGAAGTCGGCGCAGCTGCTCATGGATGAGCAGACCGCGCGCGGTCGGCTCTACTCGTTCGACTTCGATCACCTGAGCATCCAGACGGACCGTCCCGCCGAATCCGGACGCGCCGCAGGCTGGCACTCGCTCGCGGTCCGCAAGGACGCGGAAGGCAAGTCGGAGCTCTGGGCAGTCGGCATTCAGTGGTGCGGCGACGTGAAGGCGGGGCTCGAGGCCCAGCCTCCGCTCTGGCGCTACTTCTCGCCCGCGTTCTTCACGGACGCGGACGGGCAAGTCACTTCCTACATCAACTGCGCTGTCTGCGTGAACCCGCTGACTCACCAATTGCCGTCACTCGCGAACATCCGAGCGGCGGCGCAAACCGGAGTGAAGAGCATGGACAAGAAGGCGTTGCTCGCCGCCCTCGCGACCCTCGCGTCGAACGATTCGACCGAGGATCAGAAGAAGGAGGCTGCGGCGGCGCTCGCGGCTCACTTCGATGCCGAGGACGGTGAAGAGAAGAAGGACGACGAGCAGGAAGAGAAGTCGTCCGAGTCCGACGAGCAGAAGGACGAGGAAGAGAAGAAGGAAGAGGCGAAGGCCGCGACCGTCTCTCTCGCCAAAGAGAACCAGAAGCTCAAGGCCCGCATGGACGCCTTTGAGACCAAGGAATCCATCGCGGCTCGTCCCGATCTCTCTCCGGCCGTCGCCAAGTGGCTCTCGACTCAGCCCCTCGCGACGGTGAAGTCGTTCCTCTCGGAGACGCCCAAGGGCTCTGAGCGGCCGAACAAGATCACGCAGGGCAAGGGCAAGGACGACGAGGCCGGCAAGGACGAGAAGTTCGCCGACCTCGACGCCGCGATGGGCATGCGCCGTAAGAGCGCTGGCCCCGTCGGCATCGGAGCGCCGGTCGCCGGCATCCGTCGCCTGAACATCGACACCGCCGCCAAGAAGGAGGCCTGACATGATCACGTCAGCAGGGCGTTTCGGAAAGGTCCGCCAGGGCGGATATGTCACGTTCCCCGTGGCCGCTGGAGCCGTGATCCGTGGCGGATTCATGGTGGCGACCGACGCGGACGGCTTCGCTGTCGAGGCATCGGCGGACGACACGCTCATCGTCTGGGGCCGCGCGGCGGACTCGGTCGACAACACGGGCGGCTCCGACGGCGCGCGGGAGATATCGGTCGAGCTCTCTTGCGGACAGAAGGACTTCCTCTTCGTCAACGGCTCGAGCTCGGTCGGTGGCGATGACGTCGGCAAGGACTGCTACGTCGTCGATTCGCAGACGGTTTCGATGACCAGCACGGACACGTGCGTAGCCGGAACCGTCATGGGCATCGCCGGGGCCACTGGCGTCTGGATCCGCTTCAAGCACTGAGCCCGGAGGATTACGACAATGGCACTTTGGTCACCTGAGCACGTACTTCGGGCGGAAGACAACCTCTCGAAGGTCTTCAACGACGACTTCCAGAATGCCCGTGAGAACACGTGGCACAAGGACGTCTGCGCAGAGCGCACTGGTCTCGGCATCAACGAGGACCTCCAGATGCTCCAGTCGAGCCTCACGATCGAGAAGCTGCCGAACGGCACGATGGTCTACGCGGACCTCAAGTCGATCGGCCACCGGCTCGAGCACGAGGACTGGGGCGTGGGCTTCAAGATCACGCGCGCGCAATTCCACTTCGACCAGTTCGGCAAGGCGAGTGAAGCTGCCGCCCAGCTCGGCGACCTCGCGGCTCTGCACCCGCAGGTCATGACGCTGCAGCTCATCAAGGACGGCGCCACGAAGGGTTCCTACGACAAGGTCCCGTTCTGGTCGGCCGACCACCCGGTCAACGGAGTCGACAACTCCAACGGCGTCTTCTCGAACAACAACACGGGCTCGACGCTCTCGCCTGAGACCTTCGCTGTGCGCGTTGCGGCGATGGAGTCGCGCGTGATGATCAACGGCATTAGCCGCAACCTTCGCGTGACGCACCTCCTCCACTCCCCCGAGCTGAAGAAGACGGCGCTCGAGGTCACGGGCGCGAAGTTCTTGGGTGCGGCGTCCGGCGGAACGAATGACAACGTTCTCAGCTCGTACGGCGTGAAGCCCCTCAACGTCCCTGGGCTCGCGCCCAAGGAGTGGATCCTCGTCGCTCAGACGTCGGGACCGATGGGGCGCCCCTTCATCTACAGCCGCGCGATCGACTTCGGTCTCAACTCGTACGACGGCGTCACCCAGGCGGAGCTGAACCGCCTCAATGAGCTGGAGTACCAGCTCCGCGGTCTCGTCGCGGCGCAGTACAGCCACCCGTACCTCGTCGACCGGAACGTCGGAGCGTGAGCGTCGTCATCCACTGACGCCGTCTCTCGGCTTCACCTGAAGGCCACCCTTCCGTTCGTGGGGTGGCCTTCTCCGTATGTGCCTTAGTTTTCTTGTGACGGGCCATCTTTGATGACCCAATACGTCGACCGCGATTACCTGAAGATCGTCGGGAACGTCCCGCCGGAGGTGCTCGACCAATTCGAGGCGCAATACCCCGGGCGAATAGATGCCGTCATTGAGGCTGTCTGTCGAGTCGTCGACGGGCGCCTCGCCAAGCGGTACGCGACGCCGTTCGAGCACACGGCGAAGAAACCCGCTCCGGAAGCAATCCGGATGCACGTGGCGGCGCTCGTCAGTCACCAGCTCCGGATCATGATTGGGTTCGACCCGGGTTCGCAGCAGGACCAGCTTCTCGTCGCGGCCAAGGACGAAGCGTGGGCGTACATCAAGGAAGCGGCCGACTCGAAGGAAGGGCTCGTGGAGCTCCCACTCAGGGAGCCGCTTCCCGGTGAGAAGGACAAGAGCGGCGTCAAGAAGGGCGGCCCGCTCTCGTCATCAAACGCGTCCCCGTACGCATGGGCCGACCAGCAGAGACAACGCGTTCGGAGGTCTCGGTGAACGGCGAGTTCGACGCCGCGCCGATGCTCGTCGCTTTCGCGAGCCTCTTCGTGCTCATCGCATGGCTCGCCGGAGGGTGCGGCTGATGGCTGACAACTCGTCCGCGTACGCCGAGCTCGATGCGATGATCGCCGCGATCCGTCGGCTCAAGGACGCCCCGCAACAGGTGGCGAAGGAGGCCGCGCCGCTCATCGAGGCGGCCGTGCGTCAGCGCGTGGCTTCCGGCATCGACGCGGACGGCAAGGCGTGGGCGAGCAAGAAGGACGGCTCGAAGGCTCTGGTCGGCGTCAAGAAGGACATCTCCGTCACGGCCACGGGTGGGCTCATCGTCGTGAAGCTCACGGGCAACGCCGCGTGGCACCAGCGCTCGAGAGGGAGAACTGACTCACGGCCACAGAGGAAGATCCTCCTGGATGCCGGAGCCAAGATCCCCGACGAGATCGCCCAGGCGTTGGTGACAGCGGGGAACCGCGTCCTAGCTCGGATGCTCGGAGGGCGCTGAGCGATGGCCCTCACGGTTCAGAGCGGCGTTTCCGCGTTCGTGGAGCGCGTGCAGGCGTTCCTCACCGGTCACGGGGTTGATGCCTCCGTCCGCCTTGGATGGGTTGAGCGTCCCAAGCAGATCAACCAAGGCCCCGGTACGGCGAACCGGATCGTCATCATGCCGAGCGACGGCGCGAAGGGCGGCAAGCTCGGCCCTCCGCTCGGAGCTGGCGTCCGCCCGATCAAAAACGCCGCTGGCCAGACGATCGCCATGCACCAGCCGATCGCATCGTGGACGCAGGAGTTCACGGCGTACGTGTGGGGCGTAGATTCGACGCAGAGCAAGGAGAACGACGGCGCTCAAATTGAGCCGACCATCCTCCTCGGCATCTGGGCTCTTCGCGGCATCCGCGTGGCCGGGCAAGCTGACGTAGTGCTTGGCAGCACCGACTGGACGAAGCCGGGGGTGCAGCTCCAGTACGGCCGGGAACTGGCCATCCACTTCACGCTTCGCACTCCCGTCTACGACGTTCCGGAAGAGGTCGTCGTGGTGAGGCCGGGGCCCATCAACCGGACCCTGAAGTGACGGAGCGCTAGTCCTTTATTCGGGATTCGGGATCGATGATCCCGAACGTCTCCTTCACCCGCGACGACGGCAACACCGGCGTCGTCAACCCGTCGGCGCAGGGGATCTTTGCCCTTGTGGCTCCCAGCGAGAAGGGGCCCCTGAAGCCCGCCTCGTTCGCCCGCGTCGAGGACATCCTCGCGACATATGGGCACGGCAAGCTGGTCGAGGCTGCCGCTCTGCACATGACCTCGGGCAGGCCGGTCATCTGCGTTCGGGCGACGGCCAGCACGGACGGCGCCTACAGCTCCTTCACGACGTCGAGCGGTGGAACGGCCACGCCAGCCGCGGGAAGCACGGAACCCCTCGACGACTTCGCGGTCCTCATCGAGTTTCCGGTCGGTGGAACGCTCGGAACGGCCGGCATCCAGTACCGCTACAGCCTCGACAACGGGAAGACGAAGTCGAAGCTCCTAGCGCTGGGAACGGCCCTCGACATCGTGATCCCCGACACCGGGATCACCGTCACGCTCGGCACGGCGACCCAGACGATCACGGCGGGCCGGACGACCCGGTTCTCGACAACGGGGCCGCAGCTCACCGCGTCGGATCTTGATGCGCCGTTCCTGTCGCTCAAGGAGACCACGCTCGCCTTCGAGGCCGTCGAAGTCATCACCGACGCCGACGAGGACCACATCGATGCATCGGTCCTCTGGACGCTCGAATGCGAGGCCGTTGGCAAGTTCGTTCGCGTCCTGCTGAACGCGCGGAAGCGTGCGGATGACGAGACCCCGGCGGACTACCAGGAAGACCTCGCCGCCATCCGTGCGGCGTGTTCGCCGAACTATCGCGTCGACGTTGGTGCCGACGGCGCGAACGTCGTCAGCCCGATCAGGAAGATCCGCCAGTTCCGTCCGACGGCGCTCCTCTTCGGTGCCCGTGTGGCCCGGGTCGGTCTCTCTGTGGATGCCGCCGCAGTGGCCGATGGGCCGCTCGCCGGGGCGTCGATCGTCGACTCCCAGGGCAACCCCGAGCGGCACGACGAGAGCCGGAACCCCGGTCTCGATGACCTCGGGTTCATCACGCTTCGGAGCATCAACCGCATGGCGGGGTGCTTCATCACGAACCCTAAGTGCTTCGGCCCGGAAGGGTCGGACCGTGTCTACGACCAGCACGTTCGCGTCGAGAACGAGGAGGACCTGATGGTCCTCGAGGGGATCGTCCAGACCGCCGTGCTGGCCGAGCTGGCCCCGCACGTGAGCGCCATCCAGTTCCGCCTTTCGCGGACGGACGATTTGGGCGCCAACACCGGCGCCAAGATCACCGGCTTCCTCGACATCGTCGCTCTTTCTTACGCCAAGCAGTTCGGCGTCACGTCTCGATTCGTTCGGACCATCACCGCTCAGGCGGCGTGAGGAGTTTGCATCATGGTGCCTGATCTCGTTCTCCTGAACGGCACGCCATTCTCGTACCACTCGGTCTCGCTGCGGTACGACAACATCCCGCTTGAGGGCTTCCTCGGTTTCGACTGGGAAGAGGGCCGAGAGCGAGCCATCGTCTACGCCGGTAAGCGGAGCGGAGTTCCGATCGGGCGGACGGCGGGCAAGGTCGTCTACGCGCCGATGAACCTGAAGCTCCTTGAGTCGAGCGCGAACACGTTCCTCGACTACCTGACCCTCAAGGGCCTCGGGAGTTGGACCACGGCGGAGTTCACCTTGACCCTCTCGAGGGTTGAGCGGGACGCGCCGCCCATCGTGACCATCTTCGGCCGCTGCACGGCGGACAAGAAGAAGAACTCGTACGCCGAGGGCGTCGAGGCAAGCGCGGTCGACTTCACCCTTTCGACTCTCAGCATCGTCGAGAACGGCCGCACGGCCGCCAGCCTGATCAGGAGCATCGGATGAGCGAGCAGAAGCCTGAAGTGGAACTCTCGGAAGAGGAGCTTCTCGCCAACGCCGAGAAGCGTGCGGCCGAGCGGGCGAAGAAGGCCAAGGCCGCGCAGCTCGAACGGCTCCGTCTCGTGGAGAAGTTCGAGAACTCGCATGGCCCGGAGAACGAGAAGTTCCGTGTCATCGACTGCACGGTCCACGGTGAGGGCTACGTCGTCGTTGCTCTCATCCCCGGTGCCGACATCCTGCAGAAGCGCTTTGCAGCGGTGAGCCGCGAGCACGAGAACGACAAGAAGTGGGACGACACGGTGGCCGTCACGGACTTCGTCACCCCGTTCGTTCAGCATCCAGGCAAGCAGGCGTGGACAGATCTCATCACTCGTAGGCCTGCGATCCTTCAGCGTGCGTTCGCGGCCGTTGCGCTCCTCCTCGGAGCCAAGCAAGAGGCGCGACTGGGGGAATAAGCAGCCGAGCGAAGGCGGCATACAGGTCCACGTGGATCGCGGGAGAGAGCCTCTACGCGTTCGCGCACCCTGACCCGGACGAACCTTCGCACGAGATATCGGCCAGGGCAGGAGCGATCGTCCTGGCGAGGATGGCTCACGACATCCGAGACATCCGAGAGCTGATGGTCGCGTGGTTCGAGGCGATGGCGAAGTCCAATGGCAAGTAACGCGCCCGATACCAAGTGGTCCTTCGGGATCGACAACAGCATCTCCGAGCCCTCGGAGGAGATGGTCTCGTCGCTCGAAGATTTCCGCAAGGAGATGGAGGAGAACGAGCGGACCATCCAGGCGTACCGAAAGAGCCTGGGGTCCCTTCGGGGAAACTCGGAGGAGGTCAAGAGTCTCAAGCAGCAGATCACTGGGAAGATGAACTCGCTCCGTGAGTCGATCTCGCGGAGCAACATCGCGCTGCTGAAGCAAGGGACGAGCTACGCGCAGCTCACCGAGAAGGCGAAGAAGCTCGCCCAGGCCCACGACCAGCTCCGGACGAATCGACTGCACGCCCTGGGCGCTGCCGTCGACAACATCGGCGGGC